CCCATGCGACCACGTTGAAGAATAGCATGGACCTACCCCATAGTTGGGTGGTCAAGGATGGATTCGCAGCCCCCTTCGTGTGGGCGTAGAGGTACACGGCTTCTTCTTCCTGCGAGGCCCGGTACATTTCAGTCAGCGTCGCCTGCTCCCAAGCGTTGGTTCGGGTTACCACGACCTTGACCTTATCGGCCACCATCGAGTTTTCCAGCACCTCCTTGACCGCCTTGCGTTGTTCGGGTGGACCGACGATGCCTACACGGATTTCGTCCAAGACATTGATGAGGCCGTAATTGCAGACCGCCATCATGTGTTGGTTGAGTATCAACTGCCAGTTCCCTCCGCAGTAGATGTGGTAATAGTGAACGACTTTCATAAGGTCCAAAGGAGGGTTAGAAGGGTGATGATGAAGAAAATGGCTGCAAGCGTCTTGCCGATTTCGATGAGCAGGTCAAGGATGCGTTCGGGGTTCATGCCTCAAAGTTAAACCACAACATACTTCCCTGAGTTACTGACCCGTAACTTGTTAAGGGCCACATACCGCATAGCGTCGCAGGCGTGGTTGAAGGAATCAATCGGGACCCCCGTGTTCTTGCCCTCCTTGTCGGTGGCCCAAGTGTAGGACCGCAGTTCTTTGATGAGGTTGGTCGAGTCCTTGGTAACCTGCAATTTAAAGCGTTTCAGGATGTCAATGCCGTTCCGAACCGAGTCGGGACCTTTCTCCGCCGGCTTGATGTTAAAACCTAACCGATAGATTTCCTCGATGCTCTTCGGTTCTGCTGAATCCGCCACGATCTCCCAAGCCCTTGTGATGCCCAGCGTCCGAAGTTTATCTGCGATGTCTTGGTTCGTGAGGCCCGTAGCGTAGAGCAGTTCTTGGATGAGCAGGCAGTCCCCTTGGCGGTATATTGCTACGAGTGCCGTAGGGTCGTTGCTAAAGCCCCAGTCAAGCCCTAAGGCGACGAATTTCGCACGGCTGACATCTATACCCTCCACCACCTCGAAGTCCTCGTATATCGCACCCTGAAGCGTCCCGACCTGACCAAGGCCATAGACCTTCCACCAGTTCGCCCAATAGGCTGACGTTTCGGCTTTGGTGCGGTTGAGTTCGATGTCCCTCTTGATGGTATCAGGCAGGGCCTCGTTGTCGTTGTAGGTAAGGATGACCAGTTCTGCATCCTGTTCGGGCAAGACCTCGGTATGCGCCCAAAATTCGTGGGTCGGGTTAAAGTCGATGTAGATGGCCTCGCTGGTACGGATTGCCAACTGGTAGTAGGATTCAAAGTCGATGTTGTTGGCCTCGTTGATGTAGACGACCTGCCTCCTTGCCCCTCGGAGCCGTGCCTCGGAATCAGCCGAAAAGAACTCGATGATTGAACCGTTGGCGAAGTGATAGGTGAGCAGGGTCTTGTTCCATCGGTCTGCGACCCATCGGCCCGTCCATTGCATAACCTTGGCAAAGTCTTTGATTGCACCCCTCCGTAGGTGGGGGATGGATTCGGAAACCACCGATATCTCGGTCTTGTTCTTTGCTGCGATGTCTATGAGGACCGCAAGGATGGCGAGGGTCTTGCCCGCACTTGTTCCGCCTTGGATGACCTTCTTCCGGGCCGTCATCCGACGGATTCGCCTGATAGCGGTCGTGAGGGTAAACATTAAAGCAAGCCGACTGCAGATTGAATGCGAGCCTTGGCGATGTCGATGTATTCCGCTTCCCGTTCTATCCCGACAAACGCAAAGCCTTCCAACATGGCCGCCTTGCCCGTTGAGCCTGACCCCATGAACGGGTCGAGGACGATTCCGCTTGGTGGGGTTACAAGTCGGCAGAGATAGCGCATGAGGTCGGTTGGCTTGACGGTGGGGTGGTGGTTGCGTGATCCGCTTGTCCTGCCTGCCCCTGCCCTTGGGCTTTCCATCCCTGCGCTTCCTTCAACACGATCCACGCATTCGCCAGCAGAACGCTCTTGCAATTTTTCACACCCCTCGTCCCTATCCGCTTTGCTTGCTTTTGCGCAGTAGAAGAAACGAGCCGAAGCCCCAAGCAGGTCGGTGGCTTCCTCGCTCCCATCGTGGATGAAGTTGGCGGGCCAGCGTTCTCCAACCCTTCCCCCATCCACGTTAATCGCACCCGTCCCGTGTTGCAGGACGTTCTCGGCTACCGTGCCAATCAAGGGCTTTCGTGCCACCGTTATCGGTTCAAGTGCGGGTTTGAGTGCAGTCCCCCAGCCTTGCCACTGCTTTGCTTCGGGGGTGGCGGGGGCTGTGATGTTAACCTCTTGCGGAAGTTCTTGCTTCCCTTGTGAGTAGATGCTTTTAGCTGGTGCGCCATGCTGCCCAACAACCTCCCGCTCCGCTCCGGCCGCCTTATCAATCGCCTTGCTCACGTCCAGCGACTTCGGAAACCCCGACCCGTACACCCAAGCAATCATGTCCCGAATCTCAAAGCCTGCGTCCTCAATCCGCACCGCCATTCGGTGCTGCGTCCTCGTTCCTGCAAATGCAAGAAGATGACCGCCCGGCTTCAAGACCCGAAGGCACTCGGCCCAAACGTCAACGCTTGGCACATCGTAATCCCACCGCTTTCCCATGAAGGACAACCCGTAAGGCGGGTCGGTTACTATCGAATCAACGGAGCAGTCGGGTAGTGAGCGAAGCACCTCCAAGCAGTCGCCATGATGCAGGGTTAGTTTGTCAGTCATTGTCGGGGAATAGGGGCTGCTCGATGTGGACCGTGTTCTCTTGACGTTCCACAAGGTTGTTGAGGCGTTGAGTGATGGATGGGTTGTACTGACCAACCATGCCCCCTTCGATTTGGTCTTGACGGATGGTTCGCCTTATACGCGAGCAGATGGCTACATAGTCGTCATATCGCTTGTCCCTGTTTGTAAAATAGGCCCCAAGGTCCTCAATTATATCTGCATCCGCACACCAGTTCTCAAAGCCTTCCAAGGTCAACGGACGCTCCAAGGGTTCGTATTGGGGGATAGCATCTTTGCCGGGGAATACCGTCTTGAGCCTTGGGTTGCTCTTGACCCCTGCCCGGTATGCCTCAAAGTACTCCCACATCTTTTCGGGAGTTTCGATGTACTTGCCGTTGCCCTTGCTGGTTCCCATTAGTATTCGATTTTGTCGATTAGGTCGCTAATCTTGTTTACGATTTTCATTTTCACTTCGTACTGGTTCGGGGCATTGGAGTCGTCCACCGCTCCGATACAGTCGCAGAGGGTTGTAATCACCATCATCAGCGAGTCCATCCGAGCCTGCACTTGGGCTTCGTCATCCTTCGCCTTCGAGTTCGCCAAGTTCCCGGAGTTTATTTCTTGACCATGAGAGAGCAGACTTTCCACCCCACAGGAGATACGAGATGTAACCGCAGTCGGAGGTGTCGTCAGCGTTGTCGTAGTATGTTTCTGCACGGGACAGGTAGGAGTGCATCCGCTTGATGGTTTCCACCGAGATGGCTTCCCCGTTGGCAAGTTGCTGCGCCCGGACCTTGCCCGTCTGCGTCGCACACTTGTTCCCGTTCCTTTCGTTGAGTTCTATCCCCCTCTTTGCATTCGACCGAATCTCTTGACCGTAATCGGAGTATGACTCGAACTGCTGCCTCTTGTGATTCTCCCACGTTGAGCCACAAACGGCAAGCCGTTGAGCCGTATCGGGAAACTCCGTGGTCGTTGAGTTGTTGGACATACAACGACCAATGAAGCCTTCTTTGCTTTCGTTATTGTTCGGGATTGGCAGGGGCATTCAGGGAGTGGGTTATGGTGTTTTGGTTGACTTCGAGGAACAAGTCCGCTTGTAGGTAAATGTATTGGAGGGCCGATTTTACGCAGTCTGCGCACCACCAATTCGTGGGGGGTCGCCCGTGAGCGGTCAGGATGGCTTGCAGTTCCCCAACCGCATCGGGTGGTAAGCGCATGGTCAGCGATGCCACATATTGGTCCCAGTACTTCCTGTGCTTTTGGGCCACGATGAACTGGTCGGTTGTCATTTGAAGGTCCATTCCCGGATGATTATTGCGGTGGCTGAAGATGCGAGGCCGAGGATAGGAGCCAAGTACCATTGGCACGTTGGCAGGGTCAGGGCAAAGCCAAGCCAAAACCCGAAGCAGGTCATGCACGAAAACGGCTTTCGCTTGGCAAAGGGCAAAGCGTAGAACCATTGGGGCAGGACCCGGAACTCCACGACCGCAAGGGTCGCAAGCGCACTAATCAGGATGGGATAGACCAGTATATCCATTTGCTTCGATTGCGGTTTTGATTTTGGCCTTGGCCTGTTCGATGGAGTAGATGATGCTACGGTACGGGATGCCTGTTTCTCTTGACATGGCCTTCATGTTGCCCGTTTGCATGAGCAGGTTGAGCAGTTCCTTGTCGTAAGGGAAGGCCCCATCCTTGGCCCACGAATCCATCTCTTGCTGGGCAATAGCCCAAAGGTCGTCGAGCAGCGTGTCGTAGTCCTTGCCTTCTTCTTGGGTTTCGGGGTCAACCTCGACCCTCTCGTCGTGATGGCGGTACTTCTTGGCGAATTGATTATTGTTGCCCCGGTACAGGTTCATTATCAAACGAACGATGTAGAAACGCAGGTAACCTTGGACCTGCATCTTGGTAATCTTGTCGGGGTCTTTTTCGAGCAGAATCAGGACGACCTCTTGTTCGAGGTCCTTCCAAAGCGGATTGCCCCCCGTAATCGTGAGGCAAGCCTTGCGGATTTCTCCGCTTCGATAAAGGTCAAGGATGGTAGCCTCTGCGTTCACTAACGCAAAGATGGAGGGGGTTCTCGCTAATGTTGCAAAAAATCCCGTGTCCTGTTTAAAACCTGTGTACGCAGGAACTTGATGTCGGGTCTTGCTCTCATGTTTATCGCAAGGATTTCGAGGTTGTGCATGACCGTTGCATGATTCCTCTTGATGATTCGCCCGATTTGGCAATAGGTGTAGAGGTACTCGGAGTAGGCGATGTCTGCGAAAATGCTGCGAGCAAGGACCAGTTCTTGGGTCTTGACTTCGCTCAAGATGTCATCGGGGCTGACTCCGACAACCTCTGCGGTATATCCGAGTATGGTTCGTGAGATTAGGTCCATGTTAGAACGGGTTAGGGGGTAGTGGCATCCAATGGCTGACTTCGGAGAGGAACCAAGATTGGTGTTCGTAGGACCAAAGGTGGCGGTTCTCAAGCCAGCCCATAAATTGATTCATGTCCGTTGTGAAAATCAAGACGGGTTCACCAAGTTCCGGCATACGCTCGGAGCATTTAATCCATTCCATGGTCAGGCGTTTTTGGCTTGGAGGATGCGACCGAGCAGGGTCCAATTTACGGACCACGCCTTGATGGTTTCGCTTTTGTCGGGTCTGTTGCAGTTGACGCACTCCTTACGGATGTGCAGTTGCCAGCGTCGGAAATCGATAGGTGTGGTTTTCATGGGTTTGGGGTTTATCATTA